AGGCAGCAGCCGTGATGGACGGACTTCTTAAATTTAAGTCTCAGTCTGCGTAGGGGGTCGGCATGAACATCACAAGAGTTAATCCAGATTGGCATTGGAAGCGAGCAACTCAAGCCACTGTTAAAGATGGTGTTATTGAACTTGGTTCTAATCTTCCAGAGTGGCGACCGTCATACGAGTCTCCTGCCCTACACCGGACGTTAGCTAATACGTACGATGAGATTTTATCGAGCAACGGTCACACCGATGCATATACACAGGCTTTTCTACGTCGCTTCGGTTGGATTGGTGCAAATGAGCTTTTCACAGATGCAGCAGCTACCGTCTGGTGGCTTACTCGCGTACTCGATGTGATTGCTGCCGATGGAATCAATCCAGAAGACGTAACTTTATCGGAAGCTGATGACCTTATGGTCACTGTCCCTAATCCATTACGAATTGTTCCGAAACGTCAACAGGAAATCACGCAGGTTGGTGATGATGGTGCACAGATGACATATGGCACACCACGTAATTTATTTATTGGAATGGTGTGGCGAATTAATGGACTCACTGTAGAAGATGACACGTGGACCACATCCTATAGCGGACTCATCGCTTGGGCTCATGACCTGATTAATGAACACCTAGTTAAATACACCACAGTGCAGTACGAGAGCTTGTGGAACTTCAAGCGTGACCGACATGGTGTAAGGAAAGCTACTGAGGGATTCGATGCTACTCACCGCTTCCAGAGAGCTGTACAACCAGTCAACCTACTCGGTTATATCTGGCTCTGCATTGCTGACCAGTTTGAAGCCGGAAATAAGTTGGAATACTACAAGTGTGCTGAGTATGAAAATGGCTATGATTGCCGACAGGAACTCGTTAAAAAGGTAGGCACTACATCACGTCGAGAATACTGTGGCGAGGGTTGCAGAGCCAAAGCTAAGCGCAGAAGAGACGCAAAATAGAGCTGTTTTTGTATAGGCAAATTGGGATAATTTTTAAGAAATTGGCCCCAAATTGGCCCCATTTTCAGGATTAGAGCACACAAGGTATAGACGGTGAAACTGCTTTCCCTTGCTATATAAGGGGTTTAGATGGTGGACCCGATGGGGCTCGAACCCATGACCTCCACACTGCCAGTGTCTGAGAGCCGTTATTTGTAGTTATTACGTGTCTCTAAATCCCTTTATTTACAAGGGTATTAGACATCAGTAATTATCATGAGTTATCACGAATACTTTGTGGAATTGGCCCCATTTTGGCCCCACAATTAGGGGGTACGGGTCAAAGGTTGCTCGGCTACTCTTTAACGATGGGGGGTGGTCGCACATATTATGCTGAAATCATGACGATAGATAATTTCCGGTGTAAGTCTTGCGGAAAGCTACTAGCGGAAGTGGCTGGTGCTGGGACCGTCATTAAGTGCACTCGATGCAAGCTAGTCAATGAAGTAAAGCAGACTGCATAAACTGCGGAAACTCCATGTAGGTTACATGGTTATTACATGAGAATACCCACGTACCTCTCGATACGCCTTCGCATGTAGGGCTATCAATTCATAGGGAAAATTCAAGAAGTCGGGTGATTGAGATTCACTACTATTACTAGGTAAACATACCGTTAGTTATTACATACTCTCTGTTTGTTATATATCCCGATTCATCTATTTTGCCTGTGCAGCGTTCAGTACGATATTGACTAGATTGGGTAGGCAACATAGTCAATCTAGTACTCTCGACTGCCCTACCGAAAATAATCACGCATCATCGCATAAGTAATTACTCGGGGCTTACCGCGATGACTTCGAGGCTCTACTAAATCTCTTTCTCTACGGTTTCTGTAGCTCATAGTTGCGTGAACAATTCCTCGATATTTCTCGGGTTTGTTATTCGATTCAATCTCTCGCCGATACTTGAGGAGTCGCAGTGCAGCAGCAACCTCATACCACGTGAGTCCTGTGTACTTCTTAATAGCTTTCTCCGTTGACCTACCGGACCTGAGTGCTGTGCGGACCATCTCAATCTGTTCGTGACTTACTAGGTTTCTACTTTTCATCCGAACCAAATCCCCTGACTAGGCATGTTTTTCCTCTGGTGATGAGCCAGAGCTAAAGCCATAACCGCATCGTCATGACCGCTCAACGATTCGTAGCGCATCCCTGTACGGGTGTGCTCATAACCAAAATTCATTAACTCAGAAACTATGTGGCCTTCAGGAAATGCAATTTCCTGGTTTTGGATTGCGAGTATCAGACCCTCAATAATCTGCTGCTTACTCGTGCTGGTGAACTTGAAGCCCTCGATAGTCCAACGGTCTTTAGCCAGTCGTTCAACTATCGGGTCACCTACACCAGAAGAATCTATGAGGCAGGGTTCATTATTGACATGACTGAGAATTATTTCTTCAGTGATGTCCCATGAATGTTGGAAGCGCTCGAGCCGACAGACCTGATTATTCCTATCAAGTGCTATGCCAACCGTGTAGTCCACTGACTTAGCCAAATCCCATCCCCATACTTCGGGTTCTAGGTCTGACATTGGCTTGATGCACAGTTCAATACTTTCCATCCGAAACGGGTTAGAACCATCGTCAGTTGCCTGAGCTTCATATAACTCCTGAAATACATGAGCTGGCAGCATAGCCCTCGCATCATCGACCTCAGTTCTCATGAGTACGCCAGCATCTACAGCATCGGTCCATGTGAGTCGCGAATACTTCCAGTTCTCTCGACCTCCCTCAGCATCACGAGCGAGCTTATACATCCAATTTCTACGGCCTGTGACATTGCCGATAATTCTGAGAGCCCCTTGAGTAGCGGTAAGTGTGGACCTGACTGCGTGAAATGATTCTTCTCGGAGTCGTGATGCCTCATCAATGACGCAAGCATCAACATCCTCACCAAACAATCCATCAGATTTCTCACCTGACTTGAATTCGATTCGTGAACCGTTGATTAATTTAATCGTGTGAGTGGATTCGTTAACTGAATCAATAGCATAGGCAGCACCATGCCTCAAAGCCTCGTGAAGCCGATTAAATGCAATAAGTGACTGACTGTACTGCGGTGCAACCCACCAATAAATACCGGACTTCTCGGTAGCTTTTGTGAGTATCCAGCTTAGGCAAGCCATCGTCTTACCTGACTTAGTTGATGCTTCAATAATTGCGTATCGCTCTGTACAGAAAATAGCTTCATGCTGTTTGTCATAGAGTTGATTAGCAAAGCTGAGCTGTAATTTATTCGTCATCAGTGCTCAACTTCCTTCCGAGATTTACCACCAGCTCAATCGGGGTATCTGTTTGGATTTCGTGGGTTTGCTTCTCACTCCAATCCTTAGGAAAGCGTCTGGCTAGGAATCGCTCAGCCTTACCGTCACCATCACGTACTTCATTAAGAAACTTCTGAGCCATCTCTTGATGTAGTTCCGCATTGGCCTCAGCTATGGCCTGTACAAACTGATGGAGAATTCCTGTCGTGGATTCTTTACCTCTGGTCATCCAGTCATAAAACGTGCGCTCTGAAATGCCTTCGAGGGCTGCTGCACTTGCGTACGGCAAACCCTCTCGAACATGTGAAGCAACTCGCTCGATTACTGACCTAGTTAACTTCGTTGGTCTCGCCATAAAATTCCTCTCTACTCATCGAACTTAATGAGTTTCCATATCTCCACTGGTTTCCTCTGCGGTTGAGAGTCCTTCACAGCTTCGATGTATTTTTTATTTATCAGTGAATCTCGCACGTCGGTCACATCGCCTTTTGAGCGGTTGTTCTTGAACACATCATCAAGAATGACTGAGCGCATCGCTTGATGAGTTTCAAGATTTTCGAGGTATGAAATTACTTTCGACTCATCGAGTGACAATTCATCCTCATGCCAAATCCACCGAATAGTATTTACCGACCTGTCAGCCCACTGCTTCGCAGCAGTTACATGCATGCCGGATATAAGCTTTCGCTCCCACTGCATACCGCCGAGATTTTCCTCATAATTTGAGGGGTCCAGCAGTGCCAGAATTAGCGCGAGCTTTCCTACTTGGTCGGTGTACCTGCCCGATGCTTCGGCTATGAATGAATTAGCCGCATCCCGTGCGAATCGTTTCCACTCGGTCCGAATAGCATCAAAGGCTTCAACACCAGAGGCATCGAATTTGACCCGAGTTTCACTGCGAGCTCTGCGAATGACCGCAGCCAACTGTTTAATAATTGGCGAGAGGTCATGGTCTGGCACACTGGTAGCAGTCTCGATAGATAACACTTGTTCAGAGGCTCGCATGCCGACCATGAGAAAACGGTTAGTAACTCCATACTTAGCCCATCGTCTCGGTAGTTCGTCTTTGAGTTCTTCTCGGGTTATCTGACCGAGAAAAGTGAGGTGAGGGTCGTTAGCCCTGAGCACCTTTGCCCGACCTGTTGGCACTTGCACGTGCTCTTGATTGTCGAACATCTGACGCAAGATAGTAGAAGTCGTAGAGTCTGGCCGCTTACAGTGCGTCAGCAAAGTACCAGCTTCAGTCAGCACCATGAATTTCTGAATAGAACCACACGGCTCTTCAGGTTCTGCATCAGGGTCAAACTCTTCATCATCATCGGGCGGCTCGGGTGGGTCGCAGTGAAAGAGGTTAACAATTCCCTCACCACTGCTCACACCCATGACTAACCAATCATGAATTTCCTCATCTATATAGTTGAGCTCCACCATCACAGGTCGGATGACATGATTCCACGCTAGATTCCATGAGGTTCCCTTACCACCAGCCGTCTCACCAATAACCAGAGTCATCAGTTGAGGATGACCAATGACTTCCTCAATTCTTGGATTAACTCCCATCAGTGAACCGAGTGCAGTCACAATAGTTATATAGACAGCATGGTCATCTGCCTCTGTATAAGGTGAAAGCATCCGCACGAGGTCACCAGGAATACCAAAAAATCCGAAATCATCTATTGGCTTAGGGAAGTTGTGAGACGGTTCGAGTTTGGTTATTCCGAACTTCTCCTCAGGTGCTGCGACTGTTTTACCAATCAATGCAGCTACTTCCCCTGTGGTTATATCGTCAGCATCATCCTTCGGCTTTGCGTTGGGATTCTCAATGATTGAGATTCTCATAGCCGGAAATTGAGCACGTATTCGACGGTACAGCGTCGCCATACAATCTCGACCAGCCTTATCCGCATCAGCCCACAAGATTATGTGCTCGATGGAGTTGAGGTGGAGATTAAGCACTCGCTCGGTCGGCTGAACCTTTGCACCGTATAAACCGAGTGCCTTAGTACCAGATGCCCAAACTGCGTTAGCTGCTTTCTGACCTTCGGTTATAACAACTACCGTGTCAGCATTTACTAATGTCTGACCCTTTGGTTGATGTAACGGAAAATCTTCAACGTGGTCACCATTGATGCTAGGTGCTGGGAACCACTTCATATCTTTCGCAAGTTCGCCTGTTGATTCGTCGACCCTGTCCTCACGCATGTGACGGTACTCAGTTCCGTTATATGTGAGTGTGGTCTCGGCATACCAATCTCTAAGCACTTTCCAAATAGGCTCAGGCTTATCAATCAGTTCCGAAAGTTTTGTCATCTTTAATCGACTAGAGTGACTAGGTTGGGTAGACCCAATCTCGTAAACATCGTCGGATTTTCCGCCGTGTTCAATACCGCAGTCACATCTATGACCCATCATGTGAGTCCATCCGTCTGAGTTTGACGGTCTAGGCGATTCCATCTGAGAACAGATGACGTAGGTATTCCCGTCATCACCATCGAAAGTTGCGCCAGAGCACCGAGTGCCTCGACCGCGACCTCTCGGGTCATCCCAAAATCCACACAACGGACAAGGATTGTCTCGTAAGTGTCTATTTTTTGTTATCATATATATGTCCAATATGAGACCGCCTTACGGGGCGGTCTTTTTATTTGTCGGTGTTTAAATATCCATCTCACTCTGCGCTCCCTCGAATTGTTTTAAATATTCGTCGGTGGCAGTTCGGATTTTCGTGAGCATCTGCTTCGCTTGGTCTGGGTGTAATCCCATCCTTGCTGGCAGGACTTTGAAGTGATTGCACTCACTGCAACAGCGACCCTCAACTACCACAGGCTCAGCGTTATGCCCTCGCTCCCATCCAGTGGGCTCGATTGCTATTTCTTCTTTACAAATACAGCACTGCATTTATTTACTCCTCAACTTCTGCAATTTCTTCTATTGCTTTCGGATGAATCAGTACCCGTCTTCCTATTCGGGTGTGAGGGATTTTGCCCTCACTCAACATGCGATAGACATGGGGCTTAGATAGAGGCATTACTTCCATGTATTGCCGGACCGTCAGCCACTTAATCGGTTTGGTTTCAGTAGGTGAATCCACTAAAACTCCTCTCGATGCGTAGTAGCACATTTGTACTACTTGACCTCCACTGTAGTATTTATCACGCGGTCGTAGGTGATATATAGTGGAATGTGGCGGTCAAACATGTTATATTGGAGAAAGTTGATTACAGGAGATGACTAATGACCACAAAACGAGATTATGGAACTTTTGGTATAGAGCAGCGAAATGGAAAATTTCGTGCACGGCTTCATTTACCACCGACGGCAGATGGTCGATACCTGAAGAAATCATTCACCCATGAATCAAAAGTTCAGGTGAGGAAACTGGCTGAGGCTTACCTCAAGTCAGTAGCACTCGGAGTAGATGTTGATGCAGGTTCAGTCTCAATAGCTGCCTACCTCGATGAGTGGCTAACGAAATTCAAGAGAACCAAAGAGCGCGAGGGTAAGCCATTGGCCAGAGGGACAGAGGCTAACTATGAGCGAGCCGTCAAAAGATTCACCGAATCAATTGGTAAGCATCCCCTCAATGCCCTGCCTCCGAATGTTGCTGAGGATGCTATTTGGTCTCAGGGTGCATCCGCAGAAGTTGCAAGGATGAGATACACGGTCCTTAATTTAATAATCACATCTGCGATGTTTGAGAACATCATCGAAAATAACGTGCTCGACCGTGTAAAGAGACCTGCTGGCAATACTTACAAAAAGCCAGTGATACTCGGACCCGATGACGTATGGTCCATCATCAATGAAGCCGAAAATACTCGATATGAAACTCCACTCACAATTCAATACATGATTGGGTGCAGGATTGGCGAGCTGTTCGGGCTCAGGTGGTCAGACGTTGATTTTGAAGATGGAACTATTCGGATTGAGCGTTCAGTCGATAGGACCTCTGGCAAACTCGAATTCAAAGACGTTAAGAACCATGAAGCTCGGACTCTTAAAGTTGGGCCATCAGTTGTCGCAGTGTTGAAAGCTCACCGACAAGCGCAGCGCATCGAGTCGATGAAAATCCTGGTCTGGGCCGATGAGGACCTCATATTTCCTAACTCCATAGGTGGTATATGGAACTACTCGAACTACCGTCGAGGGCTTGTGCCAATCATCGAGCGAAGCGGTGTAAAGAAAGACTCTGCTGACTCAATCTGCACTCACGCCATGCGACATGCTTGCGCGGCTTACCTGCTCTCAAACAAAGAGAATCCGATGCCTATCGCTAAGGTTTCAAAATGGTTGGGCCATCGAGATATCAGAACTACCGACCGTTACTATGGTGACCTGCTAGAAGATTCAACAGAGGCAGCAGCCGTGATGGACGGACTTCTTAAATTTAAGTCTCAGTCTGCGTAGGGGGTCGGCATGAACATCACAAGAGTTAATCCAGATTGGCATTGGA